ATAGTGCATCAAAGTTATTCCAACACCAATTACCTACGTTAATCCATTCATGTTCTTTAACTGATATAGTTACTGATGGTTTATGTTCACACCAATTCTCTGCATAACACTTCCATATCTCTAGTTGTTCTATAGCTGTCATATCATCTCTAAATACAGCATTAGAATCTGACTTCATAGGAAAAGAGAACACAGAATTATTTGGCTGCATTACATCATCTTCACAAGGTATGCCTTGGTCTTTCATAAACTCTGTTAGTGGGTCTTTCTTATCTCCTCTAACTGTTCTTATGTAGTAAGGATTATGTCTAGCATGAATACCACTAGCACTATCTACTAACTGACTAACTGTACCTGAAGGTTTAACACAGGTAATAGCTGTTGATTGTGGTATACCTAACTTCTCTGCCCACTCTTTGTTTACTGATACAGCTTTTTGTCTCATATCTTGTAATGTTTCTGGTAATGTAGTTCTCATTCTAGATAGTATACTATTATCCATAATACCAGTTAGTGATACACCTAATAATCTTTCTTCTTCTGTATTATCTTTCCATCTTTTTCTTAGATAACCAAAGTTAGTAAGTGTAGCTTGTATTGTACCTAGTATAGTAGCTACTTCTATCTTACCTTTTAATGTTTCTACTGTATCAGCAGGTCTACATACTACTTCAGTTAAGTTACAGAACTGATTAGGTCTAAGTATAATCTCACTACAAGGATTAGTACCAAAAGCATAGTCTGATTTACGTCTACCATTCTCTTTAGCTTTTGCTTGAGCAGATACTCTACTAAAGATACCACGTTCACCTGATTTACTTTCATATAATGCTAACCATTCTTTCATAAAAATACCTACATCAGGTTTCTCTGTATAAGCTACTGAGTTATTAGCTAATGCTCTTTCAGGATTTGTTTCCCACCAAGCACCAGACTTAGCAACTCTTAATCTCTGGTCTGATAAGTTAGACAGAGATATAAGAGCTGACCTACGTACACCACCAACAACCACAACTTCACCTGTCTTACATACAATATCATGACACTCCATAGAAGATAACTTTCTACCTTTAGCTTCTTTAAATTTATTAATAGTAAAATCAATTAAATTAAGTAAAGGTTGAGGACCACTAGCTCTACCACCAAATGTTTTTAATCTTGCACCTGCAGGTCTTATTTTATTTGGGTCTATCTTAGGCACTCTATTAGTATAAAGAAAAGATATTAAATCTCTAAATGCTCTAGCCCATCCTTCTTTAGAATCAGCTATAGATATTACATCTTCTGTATGTTCAAACTCTCTATCAGGTATAGTAGGTAGTTTAGAAACTCCTTCTCTTTCAACAGAAAAACCTACACCTGTACCATTCATAAGTATATAAAGTATCTCATCAAAAGAACGAGGACTATCTATAGGTACATAAGAACAATTATATCCTGATATGTTTTCTCTTTCTAATGCTGGACCTGCTGTCATTAATGCTCTCATTGAAGGCATTACTTGTAGTCCTATAATACTATCTTCTATTCTTCTCCATACTTCAGGAGGTATTACTACACCTAAGTTTTTATCTAAATGTCCTTGCATAAAATTACTAAACCTAGATACTGTTTCAATCCAGCTTTCTCTTCTACCTTCATCAGGTAACCAACGTGCATATCTAGATGCATGTATAAATGTTTGATAGTCTGTTGGTAAATAATTATTCCCCATATTCCATCTCCAATATCATTTCAGCATAGTGTATTATTTTTTGTATATCTTTTTTTCCATCACCTTTTCTTCTACTTCTTGTAACATATTTAACTATATTACCTTCGCAATAAGTTAAGTTATTAGCTACAATATATTCTATAGGTTGTATCTTACAATCTTTATAATGATTACCACCTACTTGTTTATTTCTTGTAGCTAACTTTTTTAAATTTGTTTTATTAAAATCTTTTTTATCTTTAACTGTTTCTCTTATTGCATCATCCATTTGTCCCATTTTATTTTCCTTTTATAATTTTGATAAAAAATAGGCTACTAAAATAATTAGCAACCCTACACATATTCCTATTAGTAAAAAAAATATATTAACATCATAACTTGAATTGAAGTATAACATTAGTACATTCATAGTCAACTCATTTAGATAATAACTTATTAATTCTTTTTCTTACATACTTAACTTCTTTTGATTGTAAAACTTTATATGCAAATCCTCTAACATATTTAGAATCTAAGTTAGCACTATCACATATGTATTCAAAGTTAGAACAAGTAACACCTACAGTAGAAAAGAACCATCCTTTAGCTTGGTTTCTAGCTACAATACTTATCTCAGTTTCATTAGATGCTTCAGGCTTTGTTGCATCTAGTAATGCTTGAAGTATTACTGATAAGAATAAAAGTCTTTCAGTAGGACAATCACTAAATGATTTCTGCAAATATTCTGTGTATAGTATTTCTTGTTTTTCTTTCATTAATCCACTCTTCAGGTATCCCTTCTCTTAAAGAACAATATTTAAAATTGTGTCTGATGCACCAACTTGCATTAGTCATCTTACCACCTTTATATAATTTAGCTTTTGGATTATCAAATATAAATCTTATATCTAATTCTGGTTTTTGTTTTCTTATAAACAAATGTTTCTTTCTATCTTCTCTTACGAATCTACCTTTAACTTCTAATATAATTCCATTTTCTTTTAATATAAAATCTGGAATATATCTTTTATGTTCTAGCCATTCGTATTCTATTTTACCTTTTTCGTATTCGTGAGCTATCTTTTTATCTATAAGTAAGTTGTATATCTTTTCTTCTGACTTGCTACGAAACATTTACTTCTTCGACATTAGGTAATTTTTTAACTTGTGTAAGATGTCTAATACCTTTTGCATATTTAAAACCACGTAGTCCCTTACCCTCATTAGCATCAGCCCAACATTCTCTTTTATAAGAGCAGTATACGCAACCAATCGAAAGTTTAAAGTTACCACTAACACCATCAGGTACATCAGGGTAGCACCTCTGAGGTTTATTAGTTTGTACCACAACTTTTTTAAGGTGTTCAATTCTATCTTTAGCATTTATCATCTCCATATCATGTAGTTTAAGTAAAGCTAGTGAACCATTCTGTTTATCAATAGCAAAGAAAGCTGCTTCTTTATCTCCATGAGCATCAGCATAAGCTGATATCTGTGCTATGTAACCGAAAGGGTCTTCTTCTCTTAACGTACCATGACTAAATTTTTTAAAAGAAGAAGCTGATGCACTTTTAACATCAACTAATACTCCATCTATTCTACAGTCTTGATGTCCTACAACACCTTGTACCTTAACTTCTTTCTGTTCTTCCGTAACAGTATGTCCTGCTAGTTTAGTTAAAGCTATAAGTAAAGACTCTAACATATGTCCATATAAAAACTTTATTCTAGTAGCAGGTGTAAATTGTTTTTCTTTATTAGTGTTCTTCATATCATACCATAGTTGTCTGTCTGGTTTTCCTATAGCAGATAATCTTAAATTATTTTTTCCTCTAGGTTCATTATATAAATAATCAAAGAGACATTCTTTTATTTCTTTTCCTAATTGTTCTAGTATTTTATTTGCTTCTGTTTTAGATAAGTTTGGTTTGTTTGCTAAATCAAATAGTCTATAAATATCTTCTACTAATGTATCAATGTTTTTCATGTGTAAAAAAAGGGAGCAGTAAAATGAACTAAAACTACTCCCTATCCCTTCAGTTAGGAATTATGCAAAAGCTGCAGAAGTATCTTCATTTGATGTATATCCATCTTTAACTACATCAAAATCTTCTTGTGGTCCTGAATCATAAGGTACAAGGTCTGTTACTTGTACTGATTTTAAATCAGCTGATGTACCTTTTCTACCTTTAAACTCCCAATCGTATGTAGAGTATAGTACATTAACTAAGGAACCATTTCCTATTAGTGTATTGATAAGAGGTCTCTTCTGAGCATCTACTACATGTGGTGCAACATTCTCATTACCATCTTTTCTTTTCACTTTTCTTTTTACTGTTACAAAATCTCCTCGGTCATCACCTTTGTTCTTAATAGTAAGTCCATCAGCTTTAACCATTTCAATGTTCTTTTTATCTAAGTTACAAACATCAAGGGTCCATACACCATCTGCATCAAATGTTGTATTAGGTGATGTAATGGATGCCCAATAAGCTTTTCCTGTTATAACTGTCATATTTAATTAACTCCTTTTTACTGTTATAAGATACATAATCATGTACCTTTTGTTATTAATAAATTTATTATTATATATTTAATTATTATTGTCAATACTTTTTTTAATAATATCTGAAGAAAAAATATTCTGGATATTTATTAGATACATTTTACTTGCATTATGGTCTCCACCAGATACTGTTTTCTTATTAGTTGTTTGTTCTACAATACGTTTAAGCATATCAGTTTTAAAAACTAATGTTGCATATACATCTTCATCTACACATAGATTATGAAACCAATAGTCTGATTCAGTAGCAGCTATACCACTAGGTTTACCATAGCTTTCATATTCTATTGCTATGTTACCTGTTTTTAACCACATACCTCTTTCTGATTTCACTTCTATCTTCTTATTTTGTAACATGTCTGCTACAATCTTCTCTTTAACTAGACCATACTTTAAGTCTAAATCAAATTTCTTTCTATCTTGTATTTTTGGTTCTAATGTGTTGCTGCCCATGTTAATCCTGCCTTCCACTCACTATCTAAAGGACAATTAAGTTTTAATATTTGTTCTGTTTGTTTAATAGATTCTTTACTTATCTGACCAAACTTTTGTACATCTTTATGATTAACTTCAAATTGATATTCATCATGAACAGATGCTACTAAGTGAGCATCAATACCAGAAGCAGTAATCATTTCTATCATAGATACTAACCAT